TTACTGCCCCCCAACCACCGGCACTACAGATATTTTGCGGTTATATCTTGCAGTCTGCGAAGCATTTTTGTGGCCTGATATTTCCTGTTTCTCATGCAGCGTTCCTTCCAGATCAGATATCCCTTTAGCTTTCAGATCATGGAACGTGAAGTTAAATTCGAGCTCAGGGAATTTTTCTGCGGCTAACTTTTTCGCCTTCATCCACTGAGCGTTAAAGGCATCACGCGTATAACGAGAACCAGACTGCTGGTGGATCACGTAAAGGCTTACCATGCCACTATTTAACGGAAGGGAATTGGCCTGGGTGATCGCATCTGATAGGCGCACTGTCCACGCCTTAATCTGACTCACTGCCGTCTTGCTTTGCTGAATTAGAATCCCTTCATCCAGTATCTGACTCTTTTTAAGATCTAGAATGTCTCCCTGGCGCGCGCAGCATAAATAGGCCAACTCCATAGCAATTTTCACAGGGATCGACGAAACACTGAATAGTGCTTCATATTCCTTATCCGTCACGTACCTGGTGCGGGCCTGCTCTTTAAACTGCTTCACACCCTGGCATGGATTCATCTTCACTTTGCCACGCTCATATGCCCATCTGAACACCCTCGACATAAACGCTTTCTCTCGGTTAGCCTGAACCCTGCTCTTAACCCCCCTCTTATCCATATACTTTCTAATGTGCTCCGGCTTTATGTTTTCTGGTTTCATTTTGCCGAAAACGACATTTACCTTTGAACCATATTTCCTGTAATCCTTTCTGGTTTCTGTTGCCAACTCATGGAAATCACCAGAGTTAAAAAACTCTTCGCAAAGTGCATGGAAGTTGGAACCAACCTTGATATCGTTGATGAAGTTTTCATAGGCTGCCCATACCTGAGACTTAGTGAGATCGTGGTTGCACAATCTTACTGTTCTTCCGTCAGGCGTTCTGAACTCATAGGCTGACTTGCCCCGGCGAACGCGGGGCGGCATCCAGTTATCATCTGGGTTTTTGCGGATTCTGGGCATTACATGTCCTTAAAGTTTGGTTCTTCTTCCTCTGGATTGTTCACTACCAGCTTTAGGCCTGCAGGATTAGTTACATGATCCCATGTAGTGCCTGGCCTGCCGTCTTTTCGTGGCACGAAAAACACACCGCTTTCTTTCAGCGCTTGGCACTGAAGGGAAGGGCGACGATAACCAGTAAGCTGATAGAGGTCATCAGGGGTAAGAAAACGTTGGCCTTGTCCGCTCATCGTATAGTTCTCCACTTAACCGGCTGCACCCGGTATTTATTTATGTAACTTATCTTTCATGCTCTTCACTGTTACCGTTAGCAGGTCAATATCAGTTACTTTTCCGTGAACAGTTTCAGCAATGCGCTCAACGATCGCGCGGTAGTTTGTTTGTTCCGCACCCTGAAGCATGGCGGCGCGGCACTGGTTGAATCCATGCGCCCATGCGGATGCCAGTGCGACATCGTCTTCCGTGATTTCCTCTGGTACGTCTTCCCAGCTAACTACGTCCGGCACTACAGGCGCTGGCGGGGCGGTATATAACTTAATGACGCGGCGCGGGTCAGCATGCGGAGTGATTGGCTTAACCGTAAACAGATAGCCACATCCATCTTTCGCAACGTCCCGTAGTTCCTGTTCATCAGTCCACGCCACAGCCTCGGCTTCGAGCGATGCCAGCGAGACACGCGCCAATGCTGAAGCCTCACCACATTGAACGTGGTCAGTTTCGATAATTTCTTTTAACTGCTCTTTGGTGAATTCCATTACTCATCTCCCATCAGTTCGGCGTAATTGATAAATTCACCGAAGCACTGCAATTCGGCTCCAGCCATGAAATAACCCAAAGCCGCGCTCCGCTCCATATCGCTTTTTGAATTCGTCAGGCGGATAGCGCTCATAAAATTTGTTTATCAGATGCGCCATTTTCAATTCATGAGTTGGCACCTCCAGTTCAGCCACGCGCTTATCTTTGGATTCCAGCTCATCCAGGAAAGCGTCGGTGGCTGGGGTTTCGCTGTGGTGCAGGGCATCATTGATAATCATCGCAGCAACTCCGGCCCGTCCTACATCCGTGACCGACACATGCTCAAGAGTTACGGCCATTGCGTGTTTCAGCCCCGCATTCTCCGCAGCCAGCCTCGCGGCATCGTTACGAACCCTATGCAGTTCAAGGACAGCAACCTGGACTGCATAAGCGAACATAGTGGAAAGGCGGTCATTTGCTTTTTCACTGTCGCGCTGTATGTTGACTGCAACCGTCATCAGTTCATCAAGCTGTTCGCCGGTCATTGGTTTATTGGCTGTCATGATTATTTTCCTGCTGCAGTTTGTATTGCTTTACGAAGTGGGCAACAGCTTTAGACTGGCTCGCCACAATTTGCTTATCGCCTAAATCCAGTGTGACGTTCTTACCGCGATAGATAACTGCTTTCCCAATATCCTTACCGTCCATCCTGACGTAGAGAACTTTCCCGATAATTTCTGTGGTAGGGACTGGCTGAGAAAGTCGGTATGTTTCACGCGCTTCTGCAATAGCTTTGTGCTCATCTATGATCGACAGTGCCTCAGCAAGTGCAGCACCTTCGAGAGTAAAAACGCCCTCATCACTGATCGTGGCCTGAGCCATTAGCTCAACGAACCGGCGCGCATTCTTGATGCTGAGTTCTGGTGCGATAGAACTACGGGTTACTTTCGTTTTCCCCTGAGCAGCTGCTACAGCCTTATCGTGCTGGAGAACCTTACCGGCCTGTTCTCCATACTCCATTACACGATCAACGGCTACGTCAACCGACACCGCGCCAGATTTAACTTCCCGCTGAACGTCATGGTTCGCGGTGCTGAGTAGGAGAAGTTTCTCAACAGTGGCAACAGACTTATTAACCAGTTTCGCAATCTCGCTGGTGGTCTGGTTGAAGGCGTTATGAAGCTCCTGAATAACTGCCGCTTGTTCCATATCGGAGAGAGGAAGTTGGTTGTTACTCGTCATGATGCGAGCCAGTCGCTGAACATCGTTACCGTTGAACGGCATGATGTGGATACGGTCTACTGGCTTACCAGCTTCTGCGCAGCGAGCGTAGCAGCGACGGCGGCGGTGGCCTTCAACAACCCACACGCCACCCTCATCACGAGCGATAACCTCCAGCGGGGGAACTGATCCGCCGTTCATCAGGTAGTTGAACAGGTCATCATCAGCCTGGCGGGTGCGTTCATCGTCTTCACGCTTGTTGAAACCTTCACGAACGTGGATATCGGAAAGAGCGATAAACATCCCGGTATCGGTGCGCTTAATTATACCGGCCTTGGTCATTTGCTTGAATGAATTAGCCATTAAAGAGCAACCTCGTTATTCAGGGAAATGTCGACAGGAGCCAACTCGCGAAGTTCGCGCTGAGCCTCCAGCAAGTGCATATTGGAAGGCGTTTTTGTGATGCGTTCTTCGATACGATCACACTCTTTGGCCCAGCTAGTGACATCTTCACGCAAGGTAACGTTCTGCTCGGCCATCTCCTTACGCTGCGCCATCGCTTCGAAAAGCGCTACGCTGGTGATATCTAGACGGTTAGCAAGCTCATTCATAAGCTGAGCTGATGCAACTGGCAGGAACTTAGCGGCGAAACGTGCCGCCTCGATTAGCTGCTCTCTGGTCATGCGTGGTTGTAACTCGGTGACGTTCTGTGTGTTCGTCATAGATAGTTTCTCCGTGTTATAAGCGCTCTGCACAGCGCTGATTTTTGGTCGCACGAATCCCTCGCAAAATTGCGATAAAAAATCATGGGTTTCGTTTAAATAAGTTTTCTAGTTACAGAACTTATGTAAACGACTTCTTGAAATGCTAAAGGGTCTATAAGAACTGGAAATGAAAGATAATTCAACAGCATTAATTTTATTTAAGTAATTGTATTCTTGGTAAAAACAATAGGTAAAATCAATTTTCTTTACTTGAATTAGACATCTAGCATGAAGTAAACACATTCTGAGGTTCAAACATGACTAATCCTGCAGAGCAGTTCAAAGCGAATTTAAAAGCTAAAGAGGATGCTAGTAAAAAGCGTTTAGAAGAAATTAAAGTCAAAAATAACAATAGGTTAGATGCCGAGCAAGCAAGGATGAACCAATATAGTGATTCGTTGCGTGAATTAATCCCTCAGCTTACAAAATGGGCTGAATCAGGTGGGCTCAAAGTTCGTAAGGTTATGAGCAGTTATGTAGATTTCAATAAGTTAGTTTCAGAGGAAGCTTTGTTCGTTTCTCATGGTCAGAAGGAAATCAGATTTGTTCCTGCTGGCGTGGAAAGAGCAGGGGTTTGGATTGGTACTGTTCAGATTGAATTACAGAGAGACGTTGGATTTCATCAACTTTATCTAGCACTAGACTTTGATAAGAAAGAGGAAAAATACTCTTGGTTTTATGTTGATTATGTATCTCAACGAGGTATTGTAAATAAATGCCCTCTCGATGAATCATTCTTCTTCAAATTAATGGAAGAAGTGTTTATGAGTGATTGATGGCTTTAATTTTTAAAGAGCGCAGCGTCCTAATGGGCGCTGTTTTGTTTCTATCGACATATGTGCCATATACCGCACTGCCACCATACCGGTGGAGATTTAAACCATCACCCCGGCGCATAGTAAGTATCACCAATAGTAATTAAATGGTCAACACCTGTAGTGATAAAATATCACCTATAGTGTTAACTTTATGATTAATAAGGTGAAAAAAGATGCAAAAAAAAGGAGCCGATTGGCTCCTTATTGGAAGATATTTTCAGGCCATTGGGCCTTAACAACTTTGCCGATTATTCTACAATTTTCATTACATTCAATTGCTTGATAACGTGGGCTTGGATTAAGTGGTTCTAACCAGGGTCTACCATCCTCACGAACAAATCTTTTAAATGTGACCTCTGAATCATTGAAAATACCAGCAACACAAAAATCACCAGCTTCAACCGGCTGCTCAGGGTCTATAAGTATGAGCATTCCTTCAGGAAAACTTGGCTTTACGCCAGGCGGAGCTGTCATTGAATGGCCTGAAACCTCAAGCCAGAAGGCTGAATCACTGGCTTTTGCGGTAGTTGAAACCCATTCTTTAGCATCACCTTCAGTATAAGCATTTACAGGACAGAATGATCCGGCCTGAACCTCAGTTAAAAGAGGGTATTCATATACTGAAGATAGACTTCTTCCGTTTGCAATGGCTTCGAACATTGCCGATATCTCAGCAGCAAGGGAGGGGCTGAAATCATCGACTTTCACCCCGAGAATCTTGGCAAACTGTGCTGCATGAGTTGCATTAATAGCGTTCGTTCCATTGAGTAATTGCGCTACACCACTCTGACCCATCCCCATTTGTTCAGCCAAAGTCTCCTGAGAGAGCCCGAGAGTTTTTTTCTTGGACTCAAAAATTGCTTTCAGCCTGCTGGCATCAGCTAGTTGTTCGGCGGTCAATGGTTTCTTTTTCATTCTTATAATTTATCACCGCAAGGCATAATTACCAATCACCGCTAGTGTTGACATTATTATCACCAATAGTGATAATTATTGTGTGAAAACCACGAGGAAAACCAATGAAGATTGTTCCGCTATCTGAATATGTTTTGGAAAATGGTCAGGCAAAAACAGCTGAGACTCTTGGGGTATACCAAAGCGCTATCAGCAAAGCCCTCAAGCGTAATCGCCGGGTAAACATCCTAGTTAAGGAAGACGGGAAAATTGAAGCCGAGGAAGTAAGACCATTCCCTAACAAAAACAAACTGGCTGAACCTGGAGCTGCAGTAACACCGTAACCCAGAGAACATCCTTAAGTAACTACCAAAGGAAACACAACATGGTAGAGCCAAGTCTAAAAGAAGTAGTGAAAGCGATGTGCAAAGCGTATCCCGGTGGCCGTGAGGCTATGGCCGGTGCTCTTGGCATGTCCGTATCTCAGTTCAATAACAACCTGTACGAGAAGAACGGCTGTCGCTTCTTTGAAGTGAACGAGCTGGAAGCGATGGAAGACATCTCAAACACGTCTCTCCTGGCTGATTACTTTGCGCAGCGCCGCGGTGCTTTGCTGGTGGACGTACCGCAACTGGAAGACCTAGACCGTGTTGATCTGTTTACGCGCGCCATGAGAACAGCCGCAGCGCGCGGACGTGTAGACACAATCATCCAGAAAGCCTTGGAAGATGGAGTAATTGAGTCGCATGAAGATGAAGAAATTAACGAGTATCACCGCCGTCATCTGGCTGCGCGAGAAGAAGAAATCCGCGCCATTGTCGCGTTGTTTGGCCGTAAGCAAAGCCAAATGAAGTGACGCCCGCGAGTGTGCAGCTCCGGGCGTCGTGGCGTGTCGTATTCAGTGGAGAAACTAACGCATGAACAGTTTAAACCGATTGAGACCAGCGAAGCAATTCAGATGCCTTCCACTGGTGGGAAAAGATTCCCCGTTCGGCTATGTGGAGAAATTAAACGACCAGGCTGAGGTGAACAACTACCAGCCTGAGAACGCGATGGTAGAGGCATATGCTCGGATGAACGAGAAGGGGCGAGAAGAATGGCTGAAGTTAACAGGCGATTCAAAGACCACGGAGAGGTCCCGGTCCACGTCATTCGATGGGAGCCCGAGAGTCGACGCGTTATATACCTTCGCGAAGGGTACGATCATGAGTGCTTCAGCCCTCTTGAACAATTCCAGCGTAAATTTACAGAGTTAAAGGACGACCATGAGCCTGTTGATGCCATCCCGGCCGATAGTGATAAACCCTGACCTTGCATACAGCATTGGCCTTAACGAGGCCATTGCGTTGCAGCAGGTAAACTACTGGCTGAAAGAGACCACCTCCGGACTGGAGCGTGACGGCGTGCGCTGGATTTACAACACCAACGAGCAATGGCTGGAGCAGTTCCCGTTCTGGTCTGAGTCCACTCTGAAGCGCACATTCACCCGCCTGAAAAACCTCGGCGTGCTCAAAGTGGAGCAGTTGAATAAGTCTCAGCGCGACATGACGAACTACTACACGATTAACTACGAAAGCGAGCTTTTAGATGAGGTCATAGTGACCAAATCGAAGAGTTCAAAATGCACTGTTCCATCAGGTCAAAATGAACCGATGGAAGATGTCAAAGTGAAACGCTCCATCGGGTCAAAAAGAACCGCTCTCATCAGGTCAAATTGCACTGATGTTCTTACAGAGAATACAACAGAGATTACTACAGATATAAAAAACCCTTCTTGTCCGGTTGCGCCGCAACCAGACGGTGATGTGTTGATCACCGATCAGGCTAAACAGGTTTTGACCCATCTGAACCAGGTGACCAGTTCGCGTTATCAGGTTTCAACAACCTCGCTGCAAAACATTCGTGCCCGAATCGGGGAAGGTTACACCGTTGAAGAATTATCGCTGGTGGTTGACTACTGCAACGCCAAGTGGAGCGGAGATCTCACGATGTCTGCCTACCTCCGCCCACAAACGCTGTTCCAGCCAAGCAAGTTTCCGGGCTATCTCAAGTCTGCGAACAGCTGGGCCAAAGCTGGGCGTCCTCGTCGCGTCAACGGAGAGTGGGCCCGCGAAGATGGAATTTTCCGTTCCAGCTTCCAGAACACTGACTACAACAAAGTCCCTGCAGGTTTCAGAGGAGCGAACTGATGAGTTTTCTGAAAACAATACAGCTGTTCGTGTCCAAAAATCCTGGACTGACGAACAAAGAGATTGCTGCAGCACTGCCGGAGTATGACTTGCACAGTGTTCAGCGTGCTGTATGTCGCCTTGTCATGCTTAATCGTGCTGAGCGTAAAGGCGAACGTCACAACTTTCGTTACTACGCTAAAGCGCCGGAAGGTCCTATTGGGCCTATTACCCCGCGGATGCCGGTTGAGAAAGCAGAAGTAATTCCTGAGCCAAAGCAGGAAGCCGCACCAAACCCAGCTGTCATTGCGATGATGGACAAGGCTAAAGAGTTATCTGGCAAGGGGCTTTATCTGCGTGCTGCTACCGTTCTGATGGAGGCATTCAATCGCTCAAAGAACGAAACCATGCGCGCCAAAATTCTCAAGGAGCGTAAGCGCTGCCTGAGTATGGTGCCGAGGGTTAAAACCACTGGTGATGGCTGGTGTCTGGCTGGTCGAGCGAGGAACGTCTGATGAAATACTCTCTGATTTACGCTGACCCAGCCTGGGAATACGGCAACACCATCAGCAACGGCGCGGCTACTAACCACTACGGAACAATGAAGCTTATCGACATGAAGCGTCTTCCGGTCTGGGACCTGGCTGCCGATGATGCTGTTCTGGCTATGTGGTTCACCGGCACGCACACCCGCGAGGCTATCGAACTGGCTGAAGCCTGGGGCTTTAAAGTCCGCACGATGAAGGGCTTTACATGGGTGAAGTTCAACCCGCTGGCAGAGCAGCACATTAACAAAGCGCTTCAGGCTGGAGGTGTAGAGGACTTTTACGATTTTCTCGACCTGTTGAACGTGCAGACCCGCATGAACGGCGGCAACTACACCCGAGCCAATACCGAGGACATGCTGATCGCCACAAGGGGGAATGGACTGGAACGCCAGTGCGCCAGTATTAAGCAGGTTATCTACAGCCCACTCGGTGAGCACAGCCAGAAACCTGCGGAGGCGCGTTTCCGTCTGGAGAAACTCTATGGTGATGTCCCGCGAATCGAACTCTTCAGCCGTAGTGGCGCGCCTGGCTGGGACCACTGGGGTAATCAATCAGAGGCACCGGCTGTTGAGCTTATCACAGCAGTGGCCGTTCCTATGGGAAAACCGCAGGAGCATGCAGCATGAGAGCAGAATTAACGTCGCGTCAGAGTGAAGTGCTGGATGCCATAGTGCTCTACAAAGAGCGCACAGGCTTCCCGCCTACTATTCAGGAGCTTGCAGGTTTAATTGGGTGCGCATCCCCGAACGCAGCAGCAGCGCACGTGAAGGCGCTCAAGAAAAAAGGTTACATCTTCATTGCTCCTGGGGCTGCCAGGGGCATTACCATCGTCAAAACGGAACCTGATGAGGATCCGGTATCGATCATCAAAGACCTGTTATCAGGTGGAGAAAAAGCCAGGAATAAGGCTGTTGAATGGCTGAAGAAACAGGGGGTGACTTTATGAAACTGGTGCTCCCGTTCCCGCCGAGCGTAAATACCTACTGGCGCGCCCCGAACAAGGGTCCTTTAAAGGGCCGCCATCTGATAAGTGCCAAAGGTAGGGCATATCAAAGCGCAGCCTGTGTCGCCATTGTCGAGCAGCTTCGCTTCCTTCCAAAGCCATCAACAGCACCAGCTGCTGTCGAAATTATATTGTACCCACCGGATGAACGCCGCCGAGACATCGACAACTACAACAAGGCCTTGTTCGATGCTCTTACACACGCTGGCATCTGGGAGGATGATAGCCAGGTGCAGCGCATGCTGGTTGAGTGGGGCCCGAAAGTACCTGGCGGGAGGACAGAAATATCGATCACTAAATATCAACCCTCAATGGAGGTAAGCGGGTGAGAGCCATACTAACGCCTGAAGTAGCTCCAATGTCTGGAGTAGTGCTATTTCGCCCGAGCAACGAGCTGCTATGGCTCTTCCGTCGTGGGCGAGTGGTGATTGAAACGCCATCTGAAGCTATCCAGCATTTACCATCAGGCCTTATTCCGGAAGCCCACCAGCCGCTGACTGATGATGAGGGTATGCAGGCTCTTTTCATGAACGAAAGGGTTATACAGCGCGCTGGAGGACTGAGCGGACTTGAAGCCTGGTTAGAACGAAAATTCGAATGTCAGTGGCCGCATAATGAATGGCACTCTCAGGACTTTACGGTAATGAGGCATGCCCCCGGAAGCATTCGCCTCTGCTGGGGATGTGATAACCAACTGCGTGAGCAAACCACTGAAAGACTGGCAGGAATTGCCATGCAGAACCTGGTAAAATGGCTGCTCGAAAGGGTGAATATTATGCTGGGTTTCAGTGCTGACCACACCCTGACGTTGCCGGAGTTCTGCTGGTGGATGGTACGTAACGACCTTGCTGACCTTATTCCTGAATCAGTGGCGAGCAAAGCCCTCAGGATTAAGCCTGAATCGCACAACTCAGTGATGCGGGAAAGTGACATTGTTCCTTCATTGCCGGCGACTGAAATCCTCCAAGAGAAAGTTAAGAAGGTTGTTTCGGTGAAGGTCGATCCTGAATCACCGGAATCTTTCATGCTGAGGCCAAAGCGCCGACGCTGGGAGAACGAGAAGTACACCCGCTGGGTGAAGTCGCAGCAGTGCAGTTGCTGCAATAATCCGGCAGACGACCCCCACCACCTGATAGGCCACGGGCAGGGTGGAATGGGTACCAAAGCGCACGACCTGTTTGTGATACCGCTGTGCAGAGCGCATCACGACGAGTTGCACGCTGATCCTGTGGCATTTGAAGCGAAGCACGGCGACCAGTTAACGTTGTTGTTTCGGTTTTTAGATCGTGCGCTGGCAATTGGCGTAGTAGCATGAAAAGTGGAGATAACATGCGTGATATGTATGAGGTAATGGATCGCTGGGGAGCTTGGGCGGCTGCTGATAGCAGTGGAGTCGACTGGAAACCTATTGCAGCTGGTTTTAAGGGGTTGCTGCCACACGGTAAGAAGTTACGCCTGCAATGTGATGATGATGAAGGGATAATGATTGACGGCTGTGTATCCCGCCTGAAGAAGTATAAGCCAGAAGAGTATGAACTAATCATTGCTCATTTCGTAATCGGCATATCGCTACGTACAATTGCGAAGAAAAGACGATGTTCTGATGGGACCATTAGGAAAGAACTACAAACTGCATTAGGATTTGTTTCAGGTGTTATGCTTATGGTAGAAAGTTGAGAATAAGTAGGGAGTCGCTACGACTACTACAGCGACTCCACTATTTTATATTTAATACCACCATTGAAAATCTTCGACCTGCTTCTATAAGATAAAGGATACTGATACTAAGGAAAAATATTATCAGATAGAAGAAACATTTTATCAAATAGTCTTGAGATACGAGACAAACCAAGCAAACTACAATCAGTGAAAGCAGAAATGCGCAAGTTAATATTGTGTCCGCTATCAAACGTCTGTAGTGCCCAGTTTTGAGCATATTTATCACTAGCTTTTTATCCATCAGTGCCGTTATTAGTGACATAGATGTGATTAAGAAGCCTAAAAGAGTTCCAGCTAAACCAGTAATAACACCTGAGGCACTCACTAACACCTCAACTTTTATACTTTCTGATTTAAACCAAAATATGATTACCACTAAGGCGCTTATAACAGACCTAGAGCAGAGCGTCTTCCATTGCACCAAAGTATTCATCTAACGCCTCCTGACATTCTGCTTTAGCTGTGTCAATGATACCATACATTGTAAAACTTGGAGGAAAATGAGAATTTGTCTCAACAGACTGCCACGAAAAGACGCGGTCAGCAACTAGATCAATAGGAAACTCAATGCCATCTTCAAAAACATGAGCTCGAGCAGTCGTGGCCCCGCTACGCATCACATTTCTTAAAGTCCTTTTTAATCGGTTTGTTAACCTTCCTTCAGTGTCTGCCCTTCTCAAATCAACACCCATGCTAATTTTTAAGCTATCTGCATCAGCATCAGTCATCATACCAAGAATGCTGGATCCAAAGTCATCATCTGGATAAAGAGCTGGATTTGTAGGCCTTGGCAAAGTGATTTCAATTTTTTTCAATTCAACATCACCACTCATAAGACGCGCAATTGCATCTGATTGTAAAACAGGTCCGGCTGATAGCTTGATACCTGCTGTACTACTCAAGAAATTAACGAATTGATTAACTCCACTTGAATGATTATTTCTGTGCCATGCGAGAATGTTGTTTTCTTCGTAGAATATAAAAAAATTCTTTTCAATAAGCCCCTCGCCATCCTCTAACTCGATTTCCTCTGCATCCTCACCTGGAAGACCAATCTCGGGAATGTCGGTATCCCTAAATTTACGGAACTGTCCGCAAACACTCATAGGATAACGATCGAAAACTAATCCCCATACCTCTCGTGTGAACCCTCCAATTTCTAAAGATGTATCATATATTTCATTACTCAAAGCTTCGAACAGATTGCGAATTGATAATACATCTTGATTTGGAACAAGATTCAATTGAAAGAACTCAATTTTATATGAACGCTGAGGCATACCCTTTTCCTTTTTTACTTCTACAGGAGGTCTCTTAAAACGGATGAATTCAATGATACGAAAAGTGTAACGCGTACGCAAAAACTATCGTAATCTGTTAAGTATGAACTCTAACGAAACTGCTTAGGTAGCTCTCCACCCTCAAAAAATCGATCTCTATCAAAGATATATCGAATGCTCTTTGCTAATGCTATTTATCTCAGCCTAATCAAGGAGTTTTTTATGGGTGGTTGTACTGTATGTGGATGTTCTCTGAATGATTCACATGATGCAGTGTATGAAGGTATTGACTGTAAGTCTTGCCCAAGGTGTTCAGCAAATGCTGGAGTTCATGTGTTTTACAAAACTGAAGACTTTGGTTACAGGGATATGGGCGATGGTAGGCACATAGTTCAATCATGGTGTCCTTCTTGCCGTGCCGGAGAAAACCCGTCTATTCCTGAAGCGTTCAGATGTAAGTGACTAAAATAATTTTCACAAGGCTGCCACTAGGCGGCCTTTTTTGTTTCCCCTCGTTCTGATGGGACTCACGGTAATTAGAGGGGGCTAAATGTCCGATCCTTTATCTAGTACTATGATAGCGGCCTTTGGTTGGTGTGATGAGAACGCTCTGATTGAATTAGTGAAGCAATGATAGTTGTCGCTTGATACCTAGGCCTTATCTCCTCTGCTACATCAATGGTAAACATGACGTTGAAATGGGCCTAGGAATTACTGACATCTAGCATCTGATTCAGGGAGATGGTAGTTGCCGCAAAGGAGAAGCTGAGGAGATGACGCCTTGTTGTTGTGTATCTTTAAAAGAATATATTCTTCTATAGTCATGGCAGATTTTTAACGCTGTGCATAAGATTTATATGCATCCTGCGGAATGGATGTTTCTGAAAGCGACTTTGTGGTGGATCCCCCTAAGCGGAGGGGCGATTCAGCAGGACATTTCTCCTGAGTGTCCAACCAGCACGCGGAAATGAATGCTGTAAACATTTCCACCGGGAGGCACCCGGCACCACATCATATGTTATTGCCAACTTAGCTTTTCATGCCTGCTCGACCGAGCAGGCTTTTTTTTGCACTGACATATTCAACCATTGACGAAATGAATGATTCTTGACTAGGTTATGCTTGTGATAAATCCCCCTATGCGGTGGGGCGTCTGGTGAACTGCTATATGCAGGTATGCGCGCGGCTTTGATGACCAGAGATAAGTCACCGGGAGGCACCCGGCATCACATCCTAAAACTATTTCGCCGACGACTTTATGCCTTACAGTCATGTATACTTCTTAATGAAATAATTTAAGAGGTGAATTATGAAAGAGGGATATTATTGGATAAGACACAATGAATGTGTCCAGGTTGCTTATTACTCGCACGGTCAAACTGAAGACATGCTGACTGGTAAGATTGTCTGTGGAGTCTGGCACCTGACACATGGCTTCGATCTTTGCCATAACGGTGAAGCCGTCGTTCTAGAGGGACCACTACCACCACCTCTTTGAAACCTATTCAAACATTACGGGCTGCCTCAAGGCGGCCTTTTTTATTTCCCCTCAAATCTAATGAGAGGATTCACAGCATTGAGGGGGACCGATGTCCGATCCGATTTCCGGCACTGGCTTAGCTAGTGGCGCTCTTACGGGTGCCAGTATCTATGGCCTGCTTACAGGCACCGATTATGGTGTGGTATTTGGCGCATTTGCAGGTGCCGTATTCTACATCGCCACAGCTGCGGAGCTGAGTGCAACACGCCGACTAGCATATTTCATAGTGTCATATATCGCCGGGATCTTATGCTCCGGGCTGGTGGGTTCAAAGTTATCTGCCTGGACCGGTTACAGTGATAAGCCTCTGGACGCCATCGGTGCCGTAATTATTTCTGCATTAGCCGTCAAAATCCTGACGTTCCTGAACAACCAGGATATCGGCTCGCTTGTGGCGCTGATAACGCGCCGGGGAGGTTCAGGTGGTAATGAATGACCCAACTGCAACATTAAACGCTCTGCTCTGCGCCGGGGTGGTGATTACCCTGATGTTTTATCGTCGTGGTGATTCACGCCACCGTCCGTGGGTTTCGCGTTTCGCTTGGCTGATTACGGTCACTTACAGCGCTGTGCCGCTGGCTTATCTGTGTGGCATTTATCCTCATTCCTCATGGGCCACTATTGGGGCCAATATTATTTTCCTTTCCGTGCTGGTGGCCGTCAGAGGCAACGTTGCGCGCCTGGTTGATCATCTGAGGCACTAATGAACCAATCACAATTTCAAAAGGCGGCTGGGATAAGCGCCGAGTTAGCTGCGCGCTGGTTTCCGCATATCGACGCCGCTATGAAGGAATACGGCATCATCGCACCGCTTAATCAGGCCATGTTCATCGCACAGATGGGGCATGAGTCCGGCGGTTTCACCCGGCTGGTGGAAAACCTGAACTATGCGGCAGAAAACCTGGTACCTACGTTCGGCAAGCATCGCATTACTGAACAGCAAGCCTCCGCACTCGGCAGAACGGCAACACAACCGGCAAATCAGAAAGCGATAGCCAATCTGGTTTACGGCGGTGAGTGGGGCAAAAAGAACCTTGGCAACCAGGTTGCTGGTGATGGCTGGAAATATCGCGGCCGCGGCCTGAAGCAAATCACCGGGCTTAGCAATTACCGTAACTGTGGCCACGCATTGAAGCTGGACCTTGTAACTCAGCCTGAACTGCTGGAACAGGATGAATATGCTGCTCGCTCAGCTGCATGGTTCTACGTCTCTCACGGATGCCTGCTCTACTCCGGCGACGTTGAGCACGTTACACGGCTTATCAACGGCGGTAAAAACGGCCTTGATGACCGTCGGCGTCGTTTTAATCAGGCAAAAGCCGTGCTGATGTGAGGTCACTATGGGGTTTGAAAATTCAATTGGTATCGCTGCAGCAGTCATTGCTGCCATCGCTGGCGCTTTCGGCCTGGGCCATATTCGCGGCACCAGCAAAGCGGAAGCGAAAGCCGACCAGCAGCTCACCGAAGATAACGCAGCGGCAACGGTCGCAGCAGCAGAACGCCGGATAGAGACAACGAAAGAGGCCAGCAATGTACAGCAAACTGTTAACCATATGTCTGGTGACGATGTTGATCGCGAGCTGCGGGACAACTGGACCCGTAAAGGTTGAGGTAGTGGACACGGCTTGCGACTGGGTTAAACCCATCTACGGAACGGATCACGACTGGGGGGGACTGAACAGGCAGACGAAGAAAGACATTCTGGCGCATAACAAAGCGTGGCAAGCAAACTGCCAAAAATATCAGCTTTGAACTTCTAGGAGTGTGAGTTAAACGCAAAATTCATTGGGTAGGAATAAAAATATCATCATGAAAAAAGGAGGTTGGAATGAAGTATAAACTGATCGTACTGGCGATTCTGTGTTCTCAGCTTACAGCATGTACCACTTTATACTATCGGTGATGCTATGTTGAAGATGGTTGGTTGCATACTACCGCTCTTTCTCACAGGCTGTATTAACGTTTATGGGCCTGTTAAGGGAGGGCCAGAAACACAAAGTACATCGCAAAATGATGATGCGGCAGGAATGTCTGCTTCTTCTTCCATAATCAAAATTGGCAACCGCAAGCCTGATGAGCTGATCAGCGCGGTTCAACTTTATTATCAGAAAAAGGGGATGACTCTTGCTGTAAATGACCAAACCACTGGGATTATTGCAGCAGTTGGTGAGGGTGTTGAATTTGCCTCACTTATTCTTGATTGCTCAGAGGTTAAGCAGAGTCAAAACATTCAGGAGCGTTATCGTGTAGTTACGCAGGTATGGAGTGCAGGAGAGGGATCTAATGTTTTAGTAACAGTTACAGGTACAGCTGGTCTCGTAGCTGCGGACGGGAATGATAAAGTCAAGCCAGTAGAATGCAAGAGTACAGGTACATTCGAAAAAGACCTTCTGGAGATGTTAAGAAAGTGAATATTAGGTGTTTACTCTGACCATGAAGTGCTTTAAAAATTTCCCTTCCGAACTGAAATCCAACACTTCGGAAGGGAGACCAAATCGGTCTTCGTTTCAAGGAGGCTCGGACTTTAAAGCAAAGCCGACGAGAAATCTCAGTTATAAGTTTAAATGCTTTATGCTGTGATTTATAAGTGATTACTAATTTCATTTGTTATAGTTGCGAATGTAATCATTTGTTTTTTCTAACACGTCTACCAAAAATGAAGATGTGTACTAATTTCAATATACACAAGTGAATCGATATCTTTATCATTCGGCTGAATCCCCCTATGCGGTGGGGCAAGCAGTCAGTGTTGTACGTAACGTTTGCGGATTTGCAGACTGTGGCAAATTCACCGGGAGGCACCCGGCAAATGAATGAAAGACTAAAGGAATAACTTAAAAATCGAGCTAAGTGTGATGTGCTACCTACTTACTGCAAGACTCAGCCAGTTCTGTCCGAACTGGCTTTTTTTGTTCTTTCCAAAAAAGTCGCTAAATCCTGTAACATCATTTTGACCGCTTGATCCTGGAGACTTATCATTGTTCACATAGACCCAGCGTTCCGCTTAACCTTCGTAATAAACTTCTCTGTAATAGAAAGACCTTCAACGAGTTCTGAATCTATTACGGAAGTTCCGAATTGGCTTACCGTTTCTAGCAAAACTTCGTATGTCTTAATGAGATCCATAAGTTTGGAAATCATCAGTTGGTCATGCCTGGAAGGCATGTGATGTGAAGCTGATGCTTGATGGACAATCCACTCAAGACCAGCCTTAATTTTTTCTATATCATCATAATTATACATAGTTCATAGGCTTAAATCCTCAAATCAAGATTTTTTGAGAAGAACGCATTATTTCTCATGAAAATAATTTATGAGTAAAGACATTTATATTGCTCAAGGACTTGCTTTGTGGAAGCGGTAATGCATGTACCTTAAAATCTTGCTGCTACTTGCATATCCCTAGAGAGTGAGCTACGAGATAAGAACATCGCGTAGAAAAGAAGAACATTATGCAAAAATTTAAACTGATTGCTTTCTAGGCATCTTACAGCACGCAAAAAATTAAAGCTATAAACCAGTTCTTTTTGAAGAAAGAATAGTATCAACTTAGCTAGTGCCTATTCTGAACTCCAAAAAGTTAGCTGTTTGGAGATAAAATTATCCTTAGTGGCGGATAAACCTACCAATGTCCTTATGACGGGATGAATGCTTAAAATTCGAATCATCTGAAAAGGTACTCCTGGCGATTTTGAACACCGAGGGGGCGAGGACACGCGGAAAACGGCTAGTTTTTTGCATTTTATGGGTTTCATCATCATCCGTTTAACCTATTGATATTTCTGCCCTGAGAATTTGCAGGATGTCGAAATGACTATTTTTTGTTCACCATCATGGATAACGAACTGAAAAATTTCCGGCTGAATATCACTCAGCTGGCAGCCATTACCGATCTACACCGTCAGACGGTCGCAGGCAAGCTTGCAAATGTTCAACCCGCACCCGGCAGCAATCCGAAACTCAAGCTTTATGCCATCACCGATATTTTGCGGGAGTTGCTGACAAGCACCACTCCGTCCGAGCTGGTGGACGTCGACAAAATGCTTCCCCCCGATCGTAAGGCCTGGTTTCAGTCGGAGCGTGAACGCCTCAAGTTTCAGCAGGAAACCGGGGAGCTGATCCCGGCATCCGAAGTCACCAGAGAGTTTTCCTCCATGGCGAAAGCAATGGTTCAGGTGCTGGAAACGCTACCCGATATTCTTGAGCGCGACTGCGCGATGACCCCTGCTGCCGTTGTCAGGGTGCAGCAGGTTATTGACGATCTGCGCGATCAGATCGCCCTCAAAGTTGAGCAGGCCGACTCACCGGAACAGGAGGACATGCCAGAAGAGGAGTAATTCATGCAACAGGCCACGGCAGCGGAAGTCAGGCGTAACGCTTCCGCCATTCTCAAAGCTCCTCGCCGTATGCCTGTGGCTGAGGCAGTACAGAAATTTATGCGCGTCCCGATGGGGGCCGGTAACTCGATACCGTGGGATCCTGCCGTTGCCCCTTATGTGATTGAGCCGATGAACTGCCTGGCGATGCGTGAATACGATGCGGTGGTGTTTGTGGGTCCGGCGCGAACGGGTAAAACGATTGGCCTGGTTGATGGCTGGGTCGTCTACAACATCGTCTGCGATCCGTCGGATATGCTGGTCGTCCAGATGACGGAAGAGAAAGCCCGGGAACACTCAAAAAAGCGTCTGGCGCGAACCTTCCGCGTGAGTCCGGAGGTTGCTAAACGCCTGAGCCCGTTGCGGAACGACAACAACGTGCACGATCGGACGTTCCTGGCCGGTAACTATCTCAAGATTGGCTGGCCTTCCATCAACATCATGTCCTCGTCAGATTTTAAATGCGTGGCGCTGACGGACTATGACCGTTTCCCCGAGGATATTGACGGTGAGGGCGATGGTTTTACCCTGGCATCAAAGCGAACCACCACCTTTATGTCCGCCGGTATGACCCTGGTGGAGTGTTCACCGGGTCGGGACATCCGCGACAGTAAATGGCGGCGCAAGTCTCCCCATGAGGCCCCGCCAACGACTGGTGCGCTTTCTCTGTACAACCGTGGCGATCGCCGTCGCTGGTACTGGCCGTGCCCGCACTGCGATGAATATTTTCAGCCCGCGATGGAGGCGATGACCGGCTACCGTGATGAACCGGATCCGGTAAAAGCCAGCGAGTCGGCCCATCTGCTTTGCCCGCATTGCAACGGCATTATCACGGCAGACAAAAAGCGCGAGCTGAACGGGGTGGGAGTCTGGTTGCGTGAAGGTCAGAGTATTGACCGTGACGGCAATATTTCCGGCGAGCCTCGCCGTTCGCGCATAGCATCGTTCTGGATGGAGGGACCCGCAGCCGCGTACCAGACCTGGGCGCAGCTGGTGTATAAGCTGCTGACCGCAGAGCAGGAGTACGAGGCCACCGGCAGCGAGGAGACCCTGAAGGCGGTAATCAATACCGACTGGGGTCTGCCGTACCTGCCGCGCTCTGCCAGCGAACAGCGACGCGCCGATGCGCTAATGTTGCGCGCAGAAGACTACGGTAAACGCCTGGTCCCGCCAAAAGTACGTTTCCTGCTGGCGGCCGTCGACGTCCAGGGGGGAAAAAAGCGCCGTTTCGTCGTGCAGATTATCGGTTATGGCGAAAACGGCGAGCGCTGGCTGGTGGACCGTTACAACATCCGCCAGTCCCTGCGCTGCAATGAGCATGGCGAGGCAGAGCCTGTTCACCCGGGGGCGTATCCGGAGGACTGGCAGCTGCTGGTCTCCGATGTGCTGGAAAAAACCTATGCACTGCAGTCTGACCCGGCGCGACGCATGCCGATACTGGCGATGGCCGTCGACAGCGGTGGTGAAGAGGGCGTGACCGACAACGCTTATAAATTCTGGCGCCAGTGTCGCCGTGATGGCATGGGCAAACGCGTTTATCTGGTCAAGGGCGACAGCACAAAACGCCAGAAAATCATCACCAAAACCCACCCGAACAATACCGAACGCAGCGACCGTCGCGCCGACGCGCGCGGAGAGGTGCCGGTGTACCTGCTGCAGACCGACCTGCTTAAAGATCAGCTCAGCAACAATCTGGACCGTGAGACCCCCGGTGCTGGCTATATCCATTTTCCTGACTGGCTCGGGGAATGGTTCTACGAGGAGCTGACCTACGAAGAGCGCGGCGCGGACGGAAAATGGCGCAAGCCAGGCAAGGGGGCCAACGAAGCTTTTGACCTGTTTTGCTATGCCCACGCCGTGGCGGTCCTGCGTGGCTACGAAAAAATACGTGACTGGGAAAAACCCCCGGTATGGGCTGAGCCACAGGATCTCAACCCAAATATTCATGAAGGGGAACGCCCCCGGGAGATAACAGTGAAAAAAACAATACCTGTTCAGTCGCCTGTCCAGGCTAAACCTGAAAAGGGCGCCGAACTCTCCGGCAGCTGGCTGGGCGCTTCCGGTAAAGGAGGCTGGCTGTGACGAAAGACGACATCCTGAGAACGTTGTTGATGGTTCGTCAGGCCTACCAGGATTCGCTGGACGGCAAGAGTATCTCCTTTACCGGGGTAAACGGCCGCGCCATTACCAACCACGATCCTAAAGCGCTGCGCGACGAGCTTGAATACTGGGAGCGGCGCTGGCGGACGGTTAACAGCCGCGGCGGATCGTACAAACTCGCTAACTTTCTGTAAGGCGTTCTATGGGCATTTTTGAAAAAACACTGGGTACGCTGGCGCCGGGGTGGGCGGCGGCACGTGCGCTGGATCGTCTCCGGCTCAATGCCTATGAAGCGGCAAGCGCGTCGCGCCTGCACAAAGCGAAAAAACAGAGCCAGTCAGCGGACACCTCGGTATTTGCCGCAGGCCAGTCCCTGCGGGAGCAGGCCCGCTGGCTTGATGAAAACCATGATCTGGTGATCGGCCTGTTCGACAAAATGGAAGACCGGGTTATCGGTGCCCACGGTATCCATGTTGAGCCCCAGCCCCTCGATCTGGAGGGAAACCTCCATTCCGATTTCGCCGGGCAGCTCTCGGCACTCTGGGCGGAGTGGTCCGTGCGTCCTGAAGTGACCGGCATGTTCACCCGCCCGGAAGCCGAGCGCCTGCTGCTGCGTTCAGCGCTGCGTGACGGGGAAGTGTTCACGCAGCTGGTCAGGGGGAATGTACCGGGCCTGCAGCATGCCACCCAGGTACCGTTCTCGCTGGAAATGCTGGAGGCGGATTTTGTGCCGTTCAACCTCAACAGCACCGCCGGCCAGCAGGTGCGCCAGGGCATCATCGTTAACGAGTGGGGGCGACCCACCGGATACCGGGTTTACAAATATCATCCGGCAAACATGACGCGCTTCAGCGCCGACCTCAAAACCGTCTCTGCCGACAACATGCTTCACCTGGCGCAACGTAAGCGTCTGCACCAGCTGCGCGGTATCAGCCTGATCCACGGAGTCATTACCCGGCTTTCGGACATTAAAGATTACGAAGAGAGCGAACGCGTGGCCGCCCGTATTGCCGCCGCGCTGGGGTTCTATATCAAGCGCGGTGATGCGCAGTCTCTTGGCGATGAAAATGAGTTTTCACCCCCTGGCGGCCAGCGTCACTACGATATCGCACCGGGCATGATTTATGACGATCTCAAACCCGGCGAGGATTTGGGGATGGTCGAATCTAACCGGCCTAACGTCCATCTCTACGAGTTCAGAAACGGGCAGATGCGGGCCGTGGCCGCCGGAACGCGTGGCAGCTATTCCAGCATTGCCCGGGACTATAACGGCACCTACAGCTCCCAACGGCAGGAGCTGGTGGAGAGCTTCGAAGGGTACAACGTTCTGCAGCAATGGTTTGTCGGCCAGCACAGCCGCCCCGTTTACCGCGCATGGCTGGCGATGGCGCTACTGAGCGGTATACAGGTTCCGCCGGATGTGGATCCGAACTCTCTCTACAACGCACTTTATCTCGGGCCGGTGATGCCCTGGATTGATCCGGGGAAAGAGGCGAACGCCTGGAAGGCCATCGTGCGCGGAGGAGCGGGTACTGAAGCGGAATGGGCGCGTGCCCGGGGGAAAAACCCGCAGGAGGTTAAGCGCCAGCGCCTGCGTGAGACCGAATTTAACCGTAAACACGGGCTGGTGTTTGATTCCGACGCCGCCAATGACAAAGGAGCGATGCCAGATGCAACGGCAAAACCAGACGATAAGCGGCGCGAGCCGGACGATGATGATTAACCCCCGCGCAAGCCTGGCGGGTGTGGATGCGGCAAACGGCCAGTGCTGGTATGAGATCCGCGCGATGACAGCCGGGCGCGTTGAAATTTTCCTTTACGACGTGATCGGCGGCTGGGGCATCACCGCCCAGCAGTTCGTCGCGGACTGCAAGGAGGCGGGAGTGTTTGACGCCAGCGCAGTGGATTTGCATATCCACAGCCCCGGTGGCGATGTGATGCAGGGCTTTGCCATCTACAACACCCTGTCCCGGTTGAAAGCGAAGGTAGATATCTGGGTGGACGGCGTGGCGGCCAGCATGGCCTCGATGATTGTCTGCCTGCCCGGCGCCACTGTACATATGCCGGAGAACGCCTGGATCATGGTTCATAAACCGTGGGGCGGCATCGCCGGGGATTCTGACGACATGCGGGACTACGCCGCCTGGCTTGATCGTAACGAAGCCCTGATGCTCAGCGCCTACATGAACAAAACCGGACTGGGGCAGGAGGAGCTGGAGGCGATGCTGAAAGCGGAGACCTGGCTTAACGGTGCAGAGGCGGTGGAAAAAGGTTTCGCCGACACGCTTGAACCTGAACTGCAGGCCGCGGCCTGTGTGAATGAAAACAAACTGAAGGATTACCAGAACATGCCACAACAGATTAAATCCCTATTTGCGCCGCGCGCCGAAGCTCCGGTGAATCAGCCACAGCAGCCCGCTCCGGTACAGGCGAATCTTACTCCGCCAGCGACACAGCAACCTGCGCAGCAGATGACAAACATCGATGTCGCCGCGCTGGCGCAACAGCTGCAGCAGCAGATGCAGGCGTCAAATGCCGAGCGCGTGAGCACGGTTTCTGCTGTTTTTGAGGCGTTCCCCACTTTCGCCACGCTGAAGGCGGAGTGCCTCGCCGACTTCACCTGCAGCGCCGAGAAAGCCCGCGAAAAACTGCTGCAGGCGCTGGCGGCGGGTACCACCCCGAGCGCCGGTCCGGGGGCCATTCATCTTTTTGCCGGTAACGGTAATCTGGTCGGGGACTCCATTCGTGCAGCGGTGATGACCCGCGCGGGATATGCGCAGGCCGAGAAGGATAACGCGTACAACGGTTACACCCTGCGCGAACTGGCGCGCGCTTCCCTGGTGGATCGAGGGATCGGCATTTCCGGCCATGCGGCACCGCTGGCGATGGTCGGGCTGGCATTCACCCACAGCAGCAGCGACTTTGGCAATATCCTGATGGACGTGGCGCACAAGGCCGCGCTGATGGGCTGGGATGAAGCCACTGAAACCTTTGACCAGTGGACCCGTAAGGGCACGCTGACCGATTTCAAAACCGCGCACCGGGCGGGGCTGGAGTCTTTTCCGACCCTGCGCAAGGTACGCGCCGGGGCAGAATATAAGTATGTCACCCTGAAAGATCGTGGTGAGCCCATCGCGCTGGCCACTTATGGTGAGCTGTTCAGCCTTGACCGCCAGACCATCATCAACGATGACATGGACATGCTTACGCGTATCCCAATGGCGATGGGCGGCGCGGCGCGCGCCACCATCGGCGATCTGGTGTGGGCAGTGCTGACAAGCAACCCGAAAATGGCCGACGGCAAGCCGCTGTTCCACTCCGACCACGGAAACCTTATTGCTGCAGATCTTAGCATCGATGGTCTCGACAGTGCCCGCAAAGCCATGAAGTTACAGAAGTCAGGAGAGCGACACCTTAATATCCGCCCTGAATTTGTGCTGACACCTGTGGCGATTGAGTCACGTGCAAATCAGTTGATCAAATCTGCCAGCGTGCCGGGCGCTGACGTCAATAGCGGTATTGATAACCCAATCCGGAATTTCGCCACGGTACTTTCAGAGGCGCGCCTGGATGACAGCAGCCCGACGGATTATTACCTGGCGGCAGCGAAGGGGCGCGACACCATTGAGGTGGCCTATCTTGACGGCATAGATACGCCATATCTGGAGCAACAGCAGGGCTTCACCGTTGACGGTGCCGCCTTCAAGGTGCGCATCGATGCCGGGGTAGCCGCTCTTGACCACCGTGGCATGGTGAAAGTGACCAAAAAATAACGACCGTCATCTGACGGTTTTTTTATATCCTGGGGCGGCGTGTGTCGCCCCATAGCCTTGCGGAGAATAAAGATGGCGACAAATTATTATCAGGACGGTACCACGATGGACTGGAGCAATAGCACGGGTAAAGATGTGAAATCCGGCGATCCCGTGGCGGTCGGGCAGTTTATGGGCGTGGCGCACGGGGATATCCCAAATGGCGGGGAAGGTGTTCTACATACCACGGGGGTCTTTGTACTGCCAAAAGTGGCGGACGAAACCTGGCAGCGCGGCACAAAACTTTATCTTAATGACGCCGGGCTGCTGACGGCGGTGAAACCTGCCGACGATGCGCTGGTGGTGGCGGGCACGGCGTGGATCACCAACAACCCGGGCGAAACCGAAACTCGCGTGCGTCTGGGGTTCTGATGAACCGCTTTCGTCAACGCCTGTTAAATGCGGATGCCCGGATCTCCCGGGCATTTGCCGAAGAGGTGCCTGCCGTACTGTCTATCGACGCTGAGGTGCGTCCTGTTACCGTGATTTTCGAGACGCCCGATGCTCCGGTTGACGTGCCCGGCGGCGGGCAAATTCAGGATCGCTCTCCGGCCTTCAGCGCGATGACCGCCGATATCGCGGGGCTTGAGAAGCACCACGGCGTGGAAATCAACGGCACGGCTTATCGTGTGACGCACGTCGGGGCTGATGAAGAAGGCCGCACCCGCGTCACGCTGGCATATGGCGCACCGGGTAAGATGCAGCCGGACATCAATAAGTGGAGCTGATATGGCGCGTGAGTCCAGACTGCGGCGGGATTTGCCCGTCGATATCGATGTGGATGCCATCTGGCGGGTAGCTGAGCACATCGGTGCCACCCATAAGCAGTTTCGGGCAGCGTATTCTCGCGCGCTGAAACGCACCGCCGCTACCCTGCGTAAAAAAGCGATGGCAGACCTGAAGGACGGGCTGGCCCCCCGCAGCCTGGACCTTGTACGTCGACGCCTGCTTTCCTTTCGCCTCGATCGCGCCTCTCAGTCAAAGCTGGATAACTTTCGTCTCTGGTTTGGCCTGAATGCCATCAAGGTCAAAGATTTGAAAGGTCGGATTAACGGGCGGGTACGGCCTCGCCATTCCCGGCGTGATAAATCCACGGGACGGTTTATCAAGGCACGGCGCCAGGCGGACAATGCCGGGTTTACGCCAAAGGGCAGCATGCTTACCCCGCGCACATTTGAAAATGGGGAAGTGGCGCGCTCCCGACGGGAGAACAGGCGAACCGTGGTTATTCGCGATCCTGACACGCGCCGCACCCGCGAGGCGGAAGTTGATATTTATGAGCCGATGCTGAACTACATCGAAGATAACGCCTTTGCGGAGGCGATGGAGATTTTCATGCATCACTTTGAAACCGATCTGCGCGGGCGCGTGAAAGCCCGTATTTCTGTCTGAGGTGAACCATGGCTGAGCCATTACTGCTGGGCCAGTATCATGATGCCGTCACCGGCGCGCTGAAAAACATTACGTGGGTGCGCGACGCCGATGCCTATCCGGAAAAAAACGTGCCCCGTTTTACCGGGCTGACTACCCCGGCAGTGTATTTCTCTATCAACGGCTGGGAGCAGGGTGGAGGCAACGAAGGCCAGCTCAACGTGGAGCTCTCCTGCGATTTGTTCGTGGTCGTGGATGCGGCTGGCACGGGCATCAGCAGGCCAGAAATTTTCCTGCGCACGGCGGCAGCCGATATCACGCAGTGGATTGACGGCCAGCAGTTTGGCCTGACGCATCTGCAGCCCGCCGTTTTTGTCGATGCGTCACGCGACGAGTTCGATCCGCGCATGGATGACTATCTGGTATGGCGAATTTCCTTCACTCAGTCTGCCGCCTTTGGTGCCGATCCGTTTGCGCAGCTGAATGCCCCGTTGAAATCGGCGTGGCTCGGTAAGGCGCCGGATGTCGGTCGCGCGCACGTGGACGACTACCAGCTCATATACGAGGCCAAACCCGATGAGTGATATTGAGGGCGATTTGCAGCGCCGCCTGGCGAATATCGTCCGGCGCGGCGTTATTCATTCCGTAAAACACGATGGTATCCCGAAATGCCGGGTCGATCTGGGCGACATCACCACCACCTGGCTGCCGCTCTGCCAGGGCTTTTCAGGGACGAACCGGGCAGATTCTAATCCGTATGCGGTGGGCGATGCGGTCACGGTGCTGTCGGAGGCGGGCGAGCTGAACAATGGACGGGTGTTTCCCGGCTGGAATACCGGCGGCCTGCCGGTGCCGGAGGGTAGCGACAGCGAACATATTACCCGCTACGGCGACGGTACCGAGATCCGGTATGACCGTGCCGCGCATGCGCTGACCATCACCCTGGCGGAAGGCGGGAGCTACAAAATCGTCGGTAAAGGTACGCTGGACGGCCCGGTGGAAATCACCGACACCCTGACCGTTCAGGGAAAAACGCAGATCAATGCCGATACGAACGTTGACGGGAATATCGGAGCAACACAGGAAATTTCAGACGGTACCGGAAAAATGAGCGGGATCCGCGAAACCTATAACCGACATGACCATAAAGAAAATGGTGACGGCGGTGGAACCACAAATCCCCCCAATCAACAAATGTGACCTGCCGCGGCAGGTTTTTTTATGCCTGGAGAAAATGAATGGCGAATTTACATGGTGTAGAAACGATCGAGCTGACATCCGGTACGGTCGCGGTCACGACGATCCAGACGGCCATTATCGGTCTGGTGGGCACCGCACCGGATGCCTCAGCTGGTAGTCCGGCAGCGGGTACCGTCGGGACGCCAATACTGGACAACGTCGTGGAGTTTACCGCGACGCTCGCCGGAAGGGCTGGCAATGTGCTGGTGGTTAACGCAGCAGCTGGCGTTCCCGATGCGGAAAATCCCGCAGAGGTGGAGACGGCTGCCGTCTGGGACGCCGCGGCTTCAACCCTGACCATCACGCTGGGCTGTGATGAAAGCGGCAAGCTAAAGGCGACCCCTGCAGACGTCGTTAATGCCGTCGGTGCGGTAGAGGATGTGAAGGTCACGGCAAAAGGTTCCGGCAGCGGAATTGTATCTCCGTTTAGCCTGCAGCTGGCCGGCGGCGAGGATGAGCCGTTCCCGCTGAATACGCCCGTTGCGATTGTGGGCACCACGATGCTGTCCCGTCTGGGGGACAAGGGCACGCTCAAACAGGCGCTGACCGAAATTAACGACCAGCGAAACGCCCTGACGGTGGTGGTTCGCGTTGCCGAAAACGCTGATGCGCAAAATACGGAAAAGCAGCGGGCAGCGGTGCTGGCCGGGATCGGCGCGCTGTCGTCTGCCAAATCCGTGACGACGTACCAGCCCCGTATCGTGATTGCCCCGGGATTCAGCGAGGATGATGCCGTGGGCAAGGCGCTGGAGACCGTAGCGGGCAAGCTGCGGGCGGTGGCGTATGTTGACTGCGCTGCGGGTGCCACGCTGCAGGAGGTGGTGCAGCGCCGTCAGTCCTACGGCATGCGCACCGAGCTGCTACGCCCGCGCGTGCAGGTCAGCAACGCCGATGGCCAGCTGGTCTACCGCCCATATTCTGCCTTCGCGGCGGGGCTGCGCGCCCGCATCGACTTCGAGAAGGGCTGGTGGTGGAGCAAATCCAACCAGGACATCAATAACATCCTCGGGGTGGAGCAGATCGACGAGTTCATTCTGGGGGATGAAAACTGCGACGCAAACCTGCTGAACATGCAGAACATCTCTACCATCATCCGCAGGGCCGGGTTTAAGCACTGGGGCAACCGTCTTTGCGGAACCGATACGCAGTGGCGTTTTGAATCAGTCCGCCGTACCGCTGACGTCATCGAGGACAGTATTCAGGAGACGATGCTGGAATATGTTGACCGCCCTCTGGACCGCGAGAACGCCGACGACATCATCGGCACCATCAACGCTTATATGCGCCAGCTCGTCGGGCTCGGGGCCATTTTTGGCGGCCGGGCCTGGCTGGATGAGGAGCTGAATACTGCGGAAAGCATGGCGGCGGGCGTGCTGTACATCAACTACGACTTTGGTCCGAAATCGCCGACTGAGCTTATCAGCCTGCGCGTCCGGGTGAATAACAACTATGCGCTTGAGGAGATGCTGACAGCATGAGCGAAAAAAACACGTTACGCGTCTGGACCTTTTTCCGGCAGGGGATCCGCATTCAGGGGGCACATGAGTTTACGCCGCCGACGTTGTCCATCGTTAAAACCGATCTGCGCACCGGCGCGCAGGATGCACCTTCTCCCGTGGATGACGGCATGGAGGCCCTGACCTGTCAGCTGAAATTCTACGGTATCGATACGGACATGCTGACTGCATTTGGGTTTGTCAGCGGCAGCCGCCCGCGCTTTACTGCCTATCAGGGTTATCTGGCGAACGGTACCGCGCTGGGCACCATTGAGGAGATCGAAGGCTTTGTGCAGACCGTTACGCCGGATGCGCGGGGTAAGGACAGTCTGTCCGAAAATGCCGTCACGGTGGAAATCGCCGTGAGCTATTACCGCCAGACCAAAGATGGCCGAGAGCTTTTTGCCATTGATACCGAGCGATTTGCGCGACGGGTGAATGGTGTCGATGTCCTGTCCGGTCTGTCGGCAAAAGTCCGCCTTTAAAAAAATACTGACAACGGCCTGCGGGCCGTTTTTTTATGGAGATACACATGTCTTTTCCTGGTGAAACCCGCGTTATTAAACTTCATTCCCCTGTTTCGTATGAGAACGGAGGCCTGCTCGAGCAGTTGACGATGCGCGAGCCGCTGGTGCGTGACCGCATCGCCTTTTCCAAGGACCGCGGCAGTGAAGAAGAAAAAGAGGCGCGCATGATTGCGCTGCTGTGCAACCTCAGCGAACAGGATATCTGGCAGCTGACGGCGGCGGATTATGCCCAGCTGCTGGATGCGTTTAACGTTTTTATGCTCCCGCCCGGCAAGCGACCGAAAGAGGACTGATTCGGGCGATGCGTTTTCTGGGGCGGCGCCTGCATTTTCCGATGACGGAATACCTGGATATGCCGTTCAGCGTATTTTCTGATTTTCTTACCGACGAAGTGGAGGCGGTAAATCGTGGCCGGACTAAGCCAGAACCTTAAGGCCGTCATTACCTTTGGCGGCAATATCGACAGTTCCTGGAGCCGTTCAGCGAACGGCCTGCAAAAGAACCTGAAGGACGTCGGCAAGCAGTCAGAAAAGCTGACGAAAGACCAGACCAGGCTGGCGGCAGAGATTAAGCGCGCAAAGCTGGCCGGGCACGGCCTGGGCGATCTCAAGCGGCGTTACAGCGATGTATCTCGTGAAATCCGTAAAACGGAGGCCGAGCAGCAGAAGCTGAATCAGCAGATGCAGAAGGCACAGCGGCTGGCAGCATTCAAGGGCGCAGGGAAGGGGCTGTTTCGCCGCGGGCTGGGTATTGCCGGTCAACTGGGCGGTATGGTGGCGCCGGGGCTGGCAATCGGCGGCGGCGGGGTGGTGGCCTCTGCGCTGGGCACCCTGATCGCCCCGGCGGCGACAAACGAGGAGACGGCCAGGCGCGCCGGCGTGGCAAAAAGCTATGGCGTCGATATCCCCACCTATGACGCCTGGGACACGCTCGCAAAGCAGTACGACATGAACGGGGAGAACATCGGCGATCTGTTTGAGGAGTATCTGCATAAGGCGGGGGAGTACAAGCAGAACGGCAAACAGGGATCGCTGCAGGATGCATTTGAAACGCTGGGCTTTAAAGCCGGTGATTTTGCCGGACTCAGTGATATGGCGCAGTTCGAAAAAATCGTCGAGCGTGCGCTCAGCCTGCAGGATGAATCGAAGGCCTCGTTTGCGCTGGATTCGCTGTTTGGCGGTGAGGCGAGCAAGCTGCTGATGCTGCTGAAGCAGTCCGGCAAGAGCTATCGGGACCTGATGGACGAGCAGCGGCGCTATAACCTCGTCACGAAAGAAGGTGCTGATGGGGCGATGGCGGGCAACCGCGCAGTCTCGAACCTGCGCACCGTCTTCTCCTCGGCTCTTGCAGAAATCTCCGGCCAGCTGGGTAATGAGCTTGCGCCGGATATTCGCCGACTGACGGACGACATGGCGGAGTGGTTTAAGGGCGGCGGTATAAAGCGGATCGTCAGCTTCCTGCGCAATGACCTTTACCCGGGCGTGCTGACGTTCGGCCAGGGCATTGTGTTCGTCGGGAAGGTGGCCTACGCGCTGGCGAAAAAACTTTCCTGGCTTTTACCGGATGAGCGAAGCGATCAGCGGGATGTCCTTAAATCACTGGCACTGACGGGTTCGGTTGATATCGCGCGCATGACGGCCCAGAAGAACGGGCAGGGCGAATGGTTCGAGCAGCAACTGAAGGAAAAGCCGGACCTGCCGGATGATGTGAAAAAATCGTACCGGGACACCAGGGGATTTTTCCGTGATGACGATGACACCTTTAACTCCACCCTCGACAAGTATATGACCCCGGTGGGTAACGGTGCGCTGTTTGACCCGGGTGGTTTCATGAAGCCGGAGCGCCAGCAGCCTGACGCACCTGGTTCCGATACGGCAGCATGGGATAAATATCCCGGTCCGTTGATGCCTCCTTTCACGACATCGAAACCATCCCCTGTCGATCGGCTTTCCGGCGAGCCTCAGGTTAACCGGGTGAATACCCTCCCGGATGACGACGGCCGCTGGGGTACGTTGCTGCAAAAACTTGACTCAGCGGAAGACGCACCCGCGCCCCGGCAGCTGACGGACAACCGCCGATTTGAATTTCATTATGAAATACACGGAGCACCTGGACAGGACGAACGGGCGATCGGTGATGAGGTTGTCGACGTAACGAAAACTAACCCTATTTTTAAAGGTGACAGCAGCATGCTGGACGGAGGGCAAATCTGGTGAGTGAAATTATTCCCGTCTTCGAAGACTTCGGGCAGGCAGGGGCCAGCGCGGCGCGCGGCGCACAGGCTGCCCGGGTGATGATGATGCTGGGTGATTTTGCTTTTTCCATCGACACCACCGCGTATAACCAGCTGACACGCGAGGCCAGCTGGCGATGGAGCGAGCAGGAGCGCATCGGCAAACAGGACCTGCTGCAGTACACCGGCAAGCCGGGTCGAACCGTCCGGCTTGAGGGGGAATCTCATGCATTCTTCCGCAAAGGGGTGGATGCCGTTAACGATCTCTACGATCTTGCAGACCAGAACAAGCCACAGCAGCTGGTCAGCGGTGAAGGGGATGTGCTGGGCTGGTGGGTGGTGATCGACTTCTCAGACACGACAAACCGCTTCCTGCCCGGCGGCGGCCACCGAAATAAAAACTGGACGATGACGCTGAAACATTATGCCGACGACATATCAAACCCGTGAAGGTGACGTGCTGGATGCCGTATGCGCAGCGCGCTACGGCACGGAAAATCTGTCCTATACCCTGACTCAGGTACTCGAAGCAAATCCTGGGCTTGCCGATATCGGTGCGGTCTATCCGGCGGGTTTGATTATTACCCTGCCGGAACTGGCACCGCCAGTGAAGGAATCAGCCTTTAGCTTGTGGGATTAATATGACTGACCAGATTGCTAAACCCGAATACGCCCCGGCGTTCAGCGTCAGCGCGGAGGGGAAGGATATCACCCGCGCGCTGCAGCAAAGCCTGGCTGAAATGACGTTGACCGATTACGGCGGCGCCACGGCAAAAGCGGATGAGCTAAAAATCACGTTACTCTCAGAAACCCTCCCTTTACCAACAAAAGGCGCCCGGCTGAGCGTGGCGCTGGGCTTCAACAACCAGCTGGTGGAAAAGGGCTGGTTTGTGGTGTCCGGCGTCGGCAGCAGTGGTCCGCCCCGGCGTATTGAAATTTATGCCACGGCCGCGCCCATGAACGCGCAGAAACAGCCCGGGGATGTCCTGAGCCAGAAGACCCGAAGCTGGGATAATCTGCGCCTGACGGATCTGGTTAAAACCGTGGCCACCGAAAACGGCCTGATACCGAAAGTGGACTCGGATTTAGCTGATATCCATATCGATCACGTCGATCAGGTCGGGGAGTCTGACGCCAACCTGCTGACCAGACTGGCACGGTCCTGGAACGCAGTCAGCAAACCATCCGGAGGATACTGGCTTTTTCTGCGGCAGGGCGCAACGGCTAAGGCTTCAGGTGAACAGACCGGGGAACTGGTTATCACTCCTGAGGAAGTTTCAAACTGGTCATACAGCGAAGGCGAGCGGGGGAGTTCTACGGGGAAAGCCACCGGCAGCAGCGGTAAGTCTTCAGGCAAAATCGGTGTGCGCTATTACGACGAAGTGGACGGGAAGACCAAGACCACAACGGTTGACCACGACGGCCCCTCGATGGCGAATCCCTATACCCAGCCCGCAAAGGCCACTGCAGATCAGCAGGCCAAATCGAAAAAAACGCAGGCCCGGCGCAACGAGCAGAAGATGACGGTGACGGGACCGTGCCGTCCGAAACATGTCCCGCTTACGGCAGAATCCAGCGTCTCCACGTCCGGTTTTGGCGAGCGGGAAGATCGTGCCTGGGTGGTCGAATCGCTGGTGTACTCCCTGACGCCCGCCGGGTTCAGCTATACGTACAACCTCGTGGTTGATATCCGCAAGCCTGCGAAGTCCTCTAAAAAATCGGGCAGCAAGGATAAAACCGGCCCGGATTATTTCGGTTAACTCTCCGCCCTACGGCGATCTTCATACGGAAAACAATATGAACGGTGTAAACAACCGGACCGGTAAACGCCTGTCCGGTAGCGACCATTTGCGCCAGTCCGTCAGCGATATCCTCTCTACGCCGCTCGGCAGCCGCGTGCTGGTTCGTGACTACGGTAGTGAGCTGTTTTCGCTGGTGGACAACCCCCGGGACGATCTTACCCGACTGCGGATTATCGCGGCCACGGCCTCAGCGCTTGCACGCTGGGAGCCCCGTTTGCGGGTTAAGCGCGTGATGGTCACTTTCCCGGCCGATGAAACTGGGTGTGTCGTCGATATTGAGGGGATCAATAAAGAGAATAATCTTCCCGTAAGCACCGGAGGCATACAGATTTATGGCAAGTAGTTACGACGTAATTAACCTGTCCGCGCTGGCGGTACCGGACGCCATTGTGGTACCGGATGCCGCCGATATTTTTACCCGCTGGCTGGCGCGACTGCGCGAACTGGACCCGGAATTTGACGCACTGGTGGAGTCTGACCCGGCTTATAAACAGGGGGAAGTCAACGCCTACCAGCTGACGCTGGCTTTTCAGCGCGTCAACGATGCGGTAAGGGCCGTTTTACTTTCCAGCGCCAGAGGGGCCGATCTTGACCAACTGGGGGCTACATTTAACGTTTCCCGTCTGGTGATTGACCCTGGCGATCCGGATGCGGTACCGCCCGTCGACCCTGTCTATGAAAGTGATGACGCTTTTCGTGAACGGATCCAGCTTTCGTGGGCGCAGCTGAACACTGCAGGCGCGCGCAACGCGTACCGCTTTCATGCCAAATCGGCCGATAACGATGTGCTGGATGCGGATGCCTATGGGCCGGAAACTCATAACCGACCCGGTGAAGTGGATGTCTATGTGCTTTCACGAACCGGTGATGGTGAAGCAGGTGAAGGTCTTATCAGTGCAGTGATGAACAAACTGAATGCAGATGAGGTGAGACCGCTCACCGATTTTGTCAGCGTGAAAACCGCCACAGTCGTCAGTTATGCCGTCACGGCTGAGCTCTATATTCCGGACGGGCCTGATGCGCAGACGGTGCTGGAGAATGCCGTAAGCACGCTGACGAGCTATACGCAGCTATCTCATCGCATCAACGCCGTTGTACCGCTTTCTGCGATTTACGCTTCCCTGCAGCAGCCCGGTATCTCCCGCGTCAGGCTGATCAGCCCGACGGCAGACCTGGAAGCGACCGCCGGTCAGGCACCGTGGTGCAGCGCGATAAACGTCACGCGCAAAGGAGGCTTAAGTGGATAAATTTTGCTCCCTTCTGCCTGTTTCTGCTATCCATCCAGAACGGTCTCAGGAGCAGGCCAGCACAGAGCAGATAGCCGCGCTTGATACCGATATGGTCCGCAAGGTTAAGGATCCTGATACCTGTCCGGCCCATCTTCTACCGTGGCTTGCCTGGGAATTTGCCGTGGACTCATGGGAAGAGACCTGGACCGAAGAGGAAAAACGGCAGGTTATCAAGGATGCGGCCTATGTTCACCAGCATCGGGGAACGGCTGGTGCAGTACGGCGCTCGCTTAGTGCTGTCAGCCTGCCGACGACCGTCGTGGAGTGGTGGGAGGATGAGCCACGCAGAGACCCTTATACCTTCCGCGTTGAGGTCTACAGCCTGCAGGCCGTGGATGAGGGGCTTTACCAGCGTATCCGACGCCAGGTGGATAAAGCCAAAAATCTTCGCAGCCTGCTGACCACCATCGACGTAATCGCCGATCTGGGCTCGAAGGGAACTTACTACACTGGCGGTGCTGTCACCGCCTGGATTGATATTGTTATTGAGGCAGGAGCTAACCATGGCTGAAAAGTATTACAGCATTTTGACCAATAGGGGAAAGGAGCTGGAAGCGCAGTCTTCTGCAACAGGAAAGCCCGTCATTATTAAAGATTTCGTCGTGGGTGATGGGAACGGCCAGGCAGTAACGCCCGATCCAGCGCGTACCAGCCTGGTAAAAGAGGTATACCGCGGAGCAATCTCTGCGCTACAGATTTCACCCGATCAGACAAACCAGTTTATCGCACAGCTGGCGTTGGGAACCGACGTTGGCGGCTTCGTGGTTCGTGAAGTGGGTCTTCTTACTGACGCTGGTGAGCTCTATTCAGTAGCAAACTGCGCTGCTATCGAAAAGCCGGAAAATAGCGTTAGCGTCAGCCTGCAGTATCGTCTTGCAGTGTCCGAGACGGCGAACATTGAGCTGAAGACCGCCACCGGCGATGGTTTGTTTTTACGTCTCGATAAAAATCTGACTGAGATAGCGGCAAATGGTACTGCAGCACAAAAGGAAGCACGTGAAGCGATTGGTATCATGGATGCGAGCACTGAGCGTAAGGGACTGGTGCAGCTCAGTAGTGCAACGGACAGTGAATCTGAAACGCAGGCAGCAACCCCTAAGGCGATTAAAGCGCTGAAGGATAGCCTCGGTGATGCTGCAAAAAAAACGGTCGTCACCTCAGCAACGGATACTACTGCTGGTCGCGTGCCAGTGGTTGGCTGGCAGGGGCTAGGCGGACCAGGTCAGCAGGCAAAGAATGCAGACTTGCTTTCTACTGCAGGCGTAGGAAGCAGAATCTTTGTGCAGGGTGGCGGTAGCGATACGAATCATTTTGGCTCATATGGTAGCGGACTGCATATACTTTACGGCTCCAGCGGTGACGGGCTCAAGCGGCTGAGTGCAAATATGTTTATAGACTATGCTGGCAATTTAACCGTTGAATGGCTGGAAATAAATATCAGTACAGGCGCTATTGCATCGCAAAGGATTCAGAAGGTATATGGGCCGCTTAATAAACCCACTGCTGGGGAAGTAGGTGCGTTGCCGATCGGTGGCGGCACAATCGAGGGGCAAATTTCTTTACCCGGTGTTGGAGCAGGCTCTTGGGCTAATCAAAACACTAATGGCGCACCTCTGTACCAAAATATCAACACTGCGTCCTCATCACAATACTGGCCTATTTTCAAGCAGCACTACACCCAGGGAAATTCAACCTGGTCGGGTGGTATGTTGATTAATGAGGGGGATTTCCATCTTCATTATTTAGCCGGAACAGGCGGAACAACTAACTTCAGATGGACGAAAGACGGACAATTTATACCGCCTAATTACGCTAATTTTGATGCTAAATATCAGGTCAAAGGAAGCTACACCCCCGCAGGGCAGGCATATACAAAAGCTGAATCTGACGGACGCTATCAGAAAATAAATACAGCCTCAAAAGCTGCGAATGGTTGGTACAAGGACGCCAACACTGGAATGATTTTTCAATGGGGGAGAGTTGGCTCCTCAACGCCTACTAATGTTAGCGTCACATTCCCAATTGCATTTCCCTCCGCGTGCGTATCTGTACAGAATACAATAATTAGGCCTACTAATGATGCTGGGGAGAATAACTGGACGTTTGTTACAAGCATAAGTAAAACTGGTGCATCCATCGGTACAGACCGAAATGGTGCTTTTTGGTTTGCCGTGGGGTATTAAAATTATGACAACTTATTATTACAGTCCAAGCAAAAATGCGTTTTATGCATTTGAATTAAAACAAGATTACTTAAAAGCAGAAAGTTGGCCTGACGATGCAACCCCTATATCAGAAAGATATCACCACCATCTAATCGGAGGGCAACAAGGCGGTAAAGTGATAGTTCCAAACGAATACGGGCAACCAGAGCTTTCCGACCCTGAGCCACCATCCCAAGAACAAATTATTCAGGAAGCTAGCGTTCAAAAAACCATATTGATGCAGCAGGCTAATGACACGATTACTCCGCTGCAGGATGCTATTGATTTGGATATGGCTACAGAGAGTGAAAAACAAAAGCTAATTGAATGGAAAAAATACAGGGTGTTATTGAGTCGGACAAACTACAATGAACCTTGGCCGGATAAACCGACCAACTAGTTTAAATGTTTTTTGAATACAGCGGGTGTCCCAGCATACATTGTGTTCGCTGGGACGTCACAATTAACAACGCTATTAGCAGCAATAATGCTATTCTCACCGATAGTAACGCCAGGTAAAATGACTGCGCCAGCACATACCCATGCGTTCTGTTCAATTACAATTGGAGCAATTATGTCATGAGTATGTCTTTTTTTAATATCACTATTATGGCTAATGGTAACTAATGAGACATTAGGTCCAATCATTGCTCCGTCCTTAATAGTGATTTTCTCCTTATCAAGGAAAATACAGTTTGCGTTAACAAAAACATTTCCTACTAACTCTATATTACCATGCTCATAATGAAATGGTGGAACTATAAGGGCTCTGTCACTTATACGAACTCCTGATTTAATGAGGAGGCTGTATTTCTTTTTCTTTGATAGCTCGGAGTGATTGAATATAAACAATGCACGCTTTGGCTTGATAGTTTTTTTTAAAGAGTAAAAATAATATTTTATCATTTGAACAGACCTTCCAGTTTCCTTTTAAAAATTATTAACTTTCTAATGATGCGCCAATTTCTATCATCTTCTTGAGCACTTTTTGAAGCTCTTCCGGTTTGAGCTCTAACTGAGCAGCCATATAGAACAGCATGTGCAGCCCCATAACCCTTGGCGACTCGCCGCCCGTGTATTTTCTCCAGTGATTACTTCCTGCCAGACCTGCAAGGTCCGCCATCTGGTTTCCTGTTAACCCAAGCTCGTCTTTAAGCCGAGCAAGGTCTTCTGGCGCTGGAGGAGTATAGTTTTCAATTAGTGGCATGATGCACCTGTTAAAAAAGCCCCGAAGGGCTTATTTATTAAATTAGTTTGAGCAATACCGTTGTGATGGTAGCCACTGCGCCAATTAGGCCGGATGCAACTACAATCGGATACCAGGTTGATTCTCTGTTCAATTTTGACGTTTCAGCTATCAGCTTTGCAATTTCTGCGTTGATTTTTGCAAGTTCTGCCTGGGTCATCTCTTTAGCGCTCATGTTTCTTCCTTTCGGGATGTGCGGGTCTCGAACAATTCGTTACCCTATGCAAAAGAGTGTAGCCCTTTTGGGGCTTCATGTCAATGCAGATAAAAGGCTGAATAGCGTAAATTATTAAATATTATCGCAGCCCTTTTTGCGGGAAGGGCTGTGATAGTAATCTCTGGACTTAGACGGGGTTAATCTAATGCCAGCCACATATCGGCCTCTTCAAACATCTCCATAACAGCCTTGCTAATCTGTTCCTTTTCATGCTTGCTCGCATCAGTATTAATCGCAGGCAATGTCATCATCGGCTTAACCCGAACCTCTGCATCTGGAAAGATACGGTGCACTCTTTTGCTTAGTTCGCCATGAATGATCTCTTTGGCGCCAGGTAAACCATCAAAATTCCTTTTGTCATAAACGAGTTCCACGAACATGCTTTAACTCCTCTTTACTGGGGGATGTCAGAGTATATACTGTATATTTAAACAGTATCAATGAGAGTGAGTGTATCATGCAGTTTTATTCACCGACCGAATTGCGCCAGATCGTTGGAATACCTTTGTACAGCGATGTTGTGCAGTGTGGCTTCCCATCTCCAGCTGCTGACTATGTGGAACAACGTATCGACTTGAATGAGTTGCTAATTGCGCATCCCAGCTCAACGTATTTCGTAAAAGCAGCTGGCGACTCGATGATCGAGGCCGGTATTAGCGACGGGGATCTGCTGGTGGTTGATAGCTCCCGGACTGCTGAGCATGGGGATATTGTTATTGCCGCGGTAGAAGGGGAATTTACAGTCAAACGTCTGCAGCTACGTCCTACCGTTCAGCTCATTCCGATGAATAGCGCGTATTCGCCGATCCTTGTTGGTAGCGAAGATACGCTGGATATCTTTGGAGTTGTTACTTTCATCGTTAAATCGGCGAGCTGAGCATGTTTGCGCTCTGTGACGTTAATTCTTTCTACGCATCATGCGAGACGGTGTTTCGTCCCGATTTGAGGGGGCGGCCGGTGGTCGTCCTCTCAAATAACGATGGCTGTGTAATCGCACGCAGCGCCGAGGCCAAGGCCGCTGGGATCACAATGGGGGAGCCTTTTTTCAAGCAAAAGGACTTATTCCGGCGCGCCGGGGTTGTTTGCTTCAGCAGCAACTACGAACTCTATGCTGACATGTCCAACCGGGTGATGACAACGCTTGAGGAAATGAGCCCTCGTGTCGAAATTTACAGTATCGACGAAGCTTTTTGTGACCTGACTGGTGTACGCAGTTGCCGGGACCTGACGGAGTTCGGCAAAGAAATCCGCGCGACGGTTCTGAAGCGTACGCATCTGACTGTAGGTGTTGGTATTGCTCAGACTAAAACACTCGCTAAACTCGCCAACCACGCCGCAAAGAAATGGCAGCGGCAGACGGGCGGGGTTGTTGACCTCTCAAATGTCGATCGGCAGCGTCGGCTATTGGCTATCGTGCCTGTAGAGGATGTTTGGGGCGTTGGCAGGCGCATCAGTAAGAAGCTGAATGCCATGGGCATTAAAACGGCTCTGGACCTCTCAGAACAAAGCACCTGGATTATCCGTAAACACTTTAACGTCGTACTGGAGCGAACAGTCAGGGAGTTGCGCGGGGAACCCTGTCTCGACCTGGAAGAGTTCGCGCCGGCAAAACAGGAAATCGTCTGCAGCCGATCATTCGGAGAACGCGTCACAGATTACGAGCAAATGCGCCAGGCTATCTGCAGTTATGCTGCCCGTGGTGCTGAAAAACTGCGTGGTGAGCACCAGTACTGCCGTTTTATTTCGGCGTTCGTGAAGACCTCTCCTTTTGCGCTTAACGAACCATATTACGGTAATAGCGCCTCAATGAAGCTTATCACGCCAACACAGGATTCCCGCGACATCATCAACGCCGCGGTAAATTGCCTGGACAAAATCTGGAAAGACGGACACCGCTACCAGAAAGCAGGGATCATGCTCGGTGACTTCTTCAGCCAGGGGGTGGCCCAGCTAAACTTGTTCGACGAAAACGCGCCGCGGGCCGGAAGCGATAATTTGATGGAGGTGCTTGATCACCTAAACGCGAAAGACGGAAAAGGCACGCTGTACTTCGCCGGACAGGGCATTAAGCAGCAGTGGCAGATGAAGCGAGAAATGCTTTCGCCGCGGTATACGACGAGGTATTCAGATTTGCTCGTGGTCAGGTGACGGGCTCTATTAACTCCGGTCCCTGATTCTTCACATTACCCACCGCGCGCGTCACGGCGTGCCAGATAAACTTGTCGGCGGGCACTGCACCGTTGGAAATTATCTCCTCAGCTTCTTTCCCGCCTACATTCTGACGCATCCATTCGCGCGCAGCTTCAGGTGACAGAACCAGTGGCCGGCGGTCGTGAATATCGACAAGGCCTTTGTCAGCTGCAGATGTCACGATTAGAAACCCTTCCGCTTCGTCACCGCGCTCGAATGGTGTGCTGCCGATTGCAGCCATAAATATAGGCTGGCCGTCGGCCCGGTGAATGAAGTAGGGCTGTTTTTTGTCGCCTTCCTTCTTCCATTCGAACCACCCATCCGCAAAACAGATTGCCCGGCCATGCTGCCAGAGAGGCTTGAACATCCTGCTGGTGGCTGCCGTCTCGACGCGCGCGTTTATCAATGGTGCTTTATCCCACCACCCAGGCGCGTAAGACCACAGGACCGGGTCAAGATGCAACTGTTCGTCGCGTTCGCTCAGCAGCAGAACTTTGGTTCCGGGCGCTACGTTGTAACGCCCAATAGGCTCGGGGTCATATGCGATATTACGATCGGCTTCGTCGGTCAGGTAAGCTAAGTAATCTTCGCGGGTTTGGGCTTGTGAAAAACGTCCACACAT